CTCTCATTGTGTTTGCTCCGGTTCCGGTGATCCGGGTAATTGTGGTTGTAATAAACGTGCAGGAATACCAGTTGGTGCTTTACGCATACGGTTTAATTTACGTTGGGCATGAGTTGTTTTAATTTCAAGTTCACGACCCATGTTTTGTGCTTGATTATTTGCACGAGTCATTTGATTAGTTTGATTTGCTCCCGCTTGACGGAACGCTGGCCCACCAGTTCTTAATCCGTATCTTTCATTTAGCTTGTAACAATCACAATGTTTGCAGTCTGGACCACATGTACATTCAGTAACAGGTTGACCGCAGCAATCTTTGCTGCACATTTCAACACCGTCTTTGTACCATGTTTTTTTGTCTTCGCTGATTACTTCAAATATTTTCATCTCTTGCCAACCTTATTCAATCTTTGCACTGCTTTACTTGCTGGATTCATTCTCTTAGTCATTTTAGCTTTTCTTGCAAGTCTTGAACCCATACGAGCTTTAGTCTTTCTAAGAGTTATACGTTTTTTCAAGTCAATTGGTTTAGCGCATTGACTCGGATCACTTACAACTCTACCCTTTCGTTGTCCAACTGTACAACGAAATTTACGTACTACTTTTTTACCTTTGCGAGCCCAGACTAGCTGTGCTTCAACAACAGGTTCTTCTGATGTGAGTTCATTTAAGTTCATATAGTTATTTATTAGATTTTTATGACATTAATAATGTTGCTACTAGTGTTAGTAGACCTGCAAGAACTGTACCGCCAGTTCCCATCATTATTTTATTTGTTGTTGCGTTGGCTTTGATCATTTCTTCACGCATCTTGGCAAACTCACGTATGCCTTCTTCACGCATTTGAAAGACGCCCTTTTCGATATTGTTTAAGCGAGTATCAATATTATTAACTTTTTCTTCCAAGACACGATACCTCTCAGCGCACAGGTCAACGTGCGCTTCTAAATTCTGTTTCTCTAACTGGGTTGTCCCAATTGTCGCTATAGACATAATTCTCACTCAACTGCGTCTTTAGTACATCGTTGTACCTTGTTAACAGTAGCCTTTTATGTAGCCTTTTGATTTCGGAGGCTTGTGGCGAACTCCGTATTCTTGTGCCTATGTTAGTGCCTGTGTTGTTATTGTGCCTTTTTCACACTATTATTTATTAGATTCTAACGCATCTGAAAGTATATGTTTAATGTTTTTTCATCGTATGTTTCAAATGTACTATCAATAAAGTTTACTGTTTCATTAAGATAAGGGATAAATGGTACTTGGTCAAAGTCGTTCTCTAAAAAATGCACTGGATTATCATTATGAGTATAAACATCGCTATGCTCTACACTAAACTCAATTTTCCACACACGATGTAGTCCTTTATACTGCTTTCCAAAGCGGAATCCAACTAGATCTTGTGCTTCTATTTCAGTCACTACAAAAGATAACGGTTGGGATCGCAGACCAGCCAGCTGTATGAATGTGTTTAGATTTTGTTTTTGATTATACGATGGCGTATTACTAGGCTTGTTAATGTCTGTAATGTCAACTAACGTATAGGCTATATAGTTGTTGTGCAAGTGTCACCTTATACTAGACTGCGGCCAAATTTCCTACCTACAGCAAAACCACCTACTGCTGCAGCTGTGCCTGCCGCCGCTCTAGTTGCAATTTTACGTGCCGTAATACCTTTTTCCGCATTGTCGATTGCAGGATCAATAAATCCACCAGCTGATGAAAACCTTTTAAACGGATTATATAACTCACCACGTATAGCATTAGCTCTGTAATACTGTAACATACGAGTTGCTAAAAGTGATTTTTGTCCTGCTGGTAAATTATTCCAGTTTACAGCTAAACGCCTCATTGCTTTATAGTTGGCCTCAGTAATATCAAGACCTCTTTCCATACGCATAAACAATCCACTAGTACCTGGTATTTTTTGTCCAGTTGCCATTGCTCTCAAATATTGTTTTAATTGTGTTTCTGGAACAGCCAATTTGGCCGCTTGAATTCGAGAACGTTTGTCACTATTAGATGCATTAGATGTAATTTTATGCAGTGCATGATATAAGTCTGTTCCGTCTCTGCGATAGTTTTTAAAGTTACCGCCGCCTACTAGTGTTCTTTTTGCGTAGTCTTGTGCAATCGGTGCAGTGTTATAGTCACTGTAAAGTATCTGCATTGTTAATAAATTAATAAAAGCAAAATTCAGTGTGTCACGAATGTCTGCTGTATCTACCATTTGTTTGGTGCGATACATTTTACTTGCTTCATTAAGGTCACTAATAAATCCAAAAGCTGGTTGCTTTTCTTCACTCATTGTGTGTCCACCTTCAATTTCTGCCCATTGTTTTGCTGTATATTTTTCCATGCTAGTATTTATAAGTTTGGTGTCCAGCGATGTCTTGGCACAAGTTTAATCTTGTCTCTACCCACAACATATCCTTCTCCGCCGCTTTGTCCTTTTGTCGTTGCTGTTACATCAGCAGGTGCATTATCAAGTTGATCAATAATCTCATTTTTTACTGTCATGATTTGTACAACTAATCCAAGTATGGCGTTTAAGCCTTTACTATCTCCGGCCATCAATTTTGCTTGTTGACCAGTACTTACTTTACTAGTTTTTAACCAATCGAAAAAACCTTTTTGTAATTGATTTAGTTTGCCCTGCTTTACCATTTGATTTACATAAGTGTAAATGATGCCGCCTTTGTTGCTAAGTCCCTTTTCAGGTGTTAGCCAGTTGTCAATTAATTGTGCATTAGACTTGGCATTTTGAATAATGTCTTGTACATGGCTAGTATCTACTTTTGCTTGATGTGGAACATATGTTTGCCCCATTACTACAACTTCATTAGTGTTTAATCGTTTTGTGTCACCAATACTTGTACCATTTTTGTCACCAAAAGCATCAAAATAACTGTGTGCTGCAATACCAATACTACTGGTACCAACACGTTGCCCCAGTTCACTATCAGCATTTACTGTATATAATACATTGTTTGGCTCAAACTGATAAGCACCGTCCTTGCCAACATACGGCTTGCTGGGAGAATATAATAAATCTCCGTATACAAAGCCACGCATGTCATTTGGTGTATTACGTTGCATGATGTCAAATACATCACCCATATTATTAGCAAAGTCCTGTCTCCAGTCCTCACCTTTACCAGTACTCATAACAAATGCTTTTAGATCATCACTACTAGTACTTTTGTTTTTACCCCAGCCATTTTTACCAGTTAGTACAAACTGTCCGTCTGTATCTCTTCCCCAATAGATAGTAGGGTTCCCATCCCATTTGATAGCTACATCATTTGAATCTTGTCCGAGCCTTTGTAATATACTCGCCGCTCGTAGGGCGCCGGCACTGCCTTCCGCAAACACCAAATCTTCTAGGTGCTGATACTCACGACCTACTTTGGCGGCTTCTGCTAAAAATTGACGGGCTCTCATTCTAGTTCTTTCCAGTTTGGATCACTGCGTAGATCTGCAAGTAGTGCATCGCCTGCTTCTGTACCCAATGCAGCCATAATTTGTTCTACACTGCCAATATCTTGTCCTGTGGCATTTGGGCCTAATAATACTTGTGCTACTTTATCAATGTTGTCTGTTACTAATCCATTTGGATCTTTTTTACCATTTTCTAAACGCTTAAACAAGCCTTGGTATGGCGACCATAATAAATTCTTCTTTTTAGCTAAATTAGCTAGTGCAATCTGTTTGTTTACACCTTTCCACTTACTACCTTGTGGAATACTGTGTGTATGAAACTTTGCGGCATTACCAGCATTTGGCACAACCATAATATCTACTTGGTGTGTTTTATCGTCCAATGGTATTTCAACATGCACACTAGTACCACTTTGTCCTGTATTAAGTCCAGTTAAGTCAAATACTTGACGTAGTTTTTTACGGATTTCAGCATCTTTGGCATCTTCCATATTGAAATGTTGTTTCAGTTGATCTACGTCTACAATCATATCCAAGTCGCCGCTTACTTTACCTGGCGTAGGTGTAGCACCACTACCAATTGGAATAGCAGTACTTCCAGTTTTTTGTAGCACACTATTAACAGTTTTCATGATAGCTGGAATTTGACTGTGATCAAAACTCACGCTATCAGGAAAAACATTACCACCTTCTTTAATGTGGAAATTTTCCTGTCTTAATCTTTTGATGCGGCTACCACGACGTAGTTTACGTTTACTTGTACCGCCTATAATATCCCGAACCTTCACAGCTTTGATACCCCTCTTTTAAATTTTCGAGGATCTTTAGTGCGAATTGAATTGATCAAGCGTTTGTTTAAATCTGCCGCTGTTTCAACATCAAATGTTTCATTAATCATTTCAATAAGGTTAATTGCTGTAACAATTACTTGTTCAGCATTAGCCTCAACTAGTTGCCTTCTATCACGCTTTGGTGACATAGCATTAATTTCTTCTAATATAGATCTCGTTTTACGTTTCATATCACTACTATTTATAAATATTGTTGTTAAACCAATGATGGATAGTACTTATGGCAACTTTGCATTTCCTGATAGTGAACTTAGGATCCATAGGCAATAAGAATTATTACCAACTATGGGATGCGGGCAACATTCAGGCCTATATCTTCGCCCGTTGTTCGTACATCATATTTAGATACACATAAGGTCAACGGCATCATTGGTTTAACACCTTAATTAAATTATACATTTCAGGATTAACACTTTCAAAAGTGCAACCATGATATGTGTCGATAATGCTTGTAGATTGTAAGAACGATCCAAACATTTGTTTTGCTTCTACTGTAGACATTAATTCTGCATTATACATTGTCCCTACTTTAAGTTTGTCGGCTTTGATTTGCCATTTTTTTCTTATCTCTGATGGTATTTGGTATACTGACAAATACTGTGGTCCCGACAGGAATTGCCATGTCCAAGAACGCAGTTGTAAATTTTCTTTATAATCATATAGTTCTTGTATACGGTTAACATTTAACAGGCTAATAACACTGTGTATTCTAATTTTGTCTTTTCCAAAATATGAAATAAACTTTTGTATATTACTATCAATAGTATTCCAGTCTATGCCATGTCTAGTTACTGTTGCTAAGTCACCAATAGAATCGATACTAAAATCAATGCATAGGTCTTTAGCTCTAGATAATATATCCAGTACTTTATCCTTTGGAAAAATACTTCCATTGGTGTTAAATCCTAATGTAATATTTTCAATGCCTGCTTGACTATCAAGAAGTTCAAGTAACGGTAATAAATTCTTACTATAAAAAGGCTCACCGCCCACTATGTTTATTGCATTTATATGACTTAGATCAGTATTATTAAGCACACGCATAATGTCATTATGATTAGTAGGATTGAGTTTTTCTTGGTTATATCGATCACCATAATGACGTTCTAGTTTGTCTAGTTTTTTTAATACATCTGTTGCACTGGCCCACTTAGAGCTTTGTGATGGTTGACACATTCTACACATCATATTACAAGTTGTATCCAATGCTATTTCTAAGTCTTCAATAACATACGGAGTGTTAACAGGCTTTTCGTTTGACCACATTCGTTTACTGTGTCCGCCTGTATTTTCTACACGCCAGCAATTATTACATGCTTCATTGTCGCCAGTTTTTATATCTTCTCTGAGCGTTTTCCAATAATTCGAGTTTAATATTCCATCCAGTGATTCTATGTTTGATAAATTAAATTCTACTTCTTCGTTATGAACAGAGATATGGCAACAAGGCACAACATTTCCAGATTTATTCACTTGTGCAAGATGATTGAATGTATGATTACAGGTTTTCATTATTCTCTTCTTTTAAGTAAACTTTGTAATCGCTCAGCATTATTAACTGCTTGTGTTGTGGGCTGTGCACTATCTTGACCTGCTGGACTAACTGTTGCTTTATTTTTCAAGCTCTGATAAATGCTTGCTACTTGTCCATCTTCACCTTGTTCATCTTCATCTAAATCTGTAATACGTAGTGTTTCCATGTTATAGCCCAAGTCTAGTTTACTGCCAACACCACTACTACTACGTGTTTTCATAAACTGGATCTGTACTCTACCACGCTCACGCATTGCACGGCTACTAAAAATACCAATCAAGTTATCTGCTGTATTAATCTTACTAATACCACCTGCAATGTGACTGTGATCAAACTCTACTTCATCAACAGCACCACGATTTAACTGTGAGGCTGTAACAAACAATATGTTAAGCTCAATAGCCAAGTTACGTAGTTCTTCACTTACATACTTGTCTTTAATAAACTGGTCGCTTGGATTAACTTTAACACTAACAGGCATCATAAGATCCAAATAGTCTACAAATAATGCATCAATCTTAATGTCGTTTTGTATTTGATATTCTTTAATATATGCCTTGATGTCATTGATAGTTGCGCCGTTAGGCATCTGTATCATTTGTAGTATGCCTGCTTTTTTGCTAGACATTTTAACTTTAAGTGCTGTATCATCAGCATTACGCATAACATCTTTAGTACTTTGGTTTGTAAGCATAGCATCAATACGCATACTACATAGTTCTTCACTAAGCTCTAAACTAACATACACTACGTTCTTGCCAGCCAAACTCCAGTTGAGTGCCATGTTTTGCATAAACAAACTCTTACCACTACCACTACCACCAGCAAAGATGTTTAGTTCTCCTGGATTAAATCCACCATACAATACTTTATCAAGGCTTTCCCAACCAGTACTGTTTTGTCCACGATTGTCTTTAATTGCTTGTATACGTCCTGCTGGATCGTCCCAGTAGTTAAGCCCAAAGTCTTTTGCTAGTCCAATACCAACAGCATCTTTAATCAGTTGCTCAACACTTCCGTACTCATGCCGTTCTAATTTATCAGCACTTTCCAAGATAGCACCTTCAAGTGCCTTGTGTCTACAAAACTTTTCGTATTCATCCATAAACCATTTTTTATGGTCATCAGTAATCTTATCTCTGACATTGTCAAATTCAATTCTTACTTTGGCTTTAATTTGTTCATGTGTTGGCAAATCACCATAACCATCAACATGTTCTTGTATAAAGTCCATAACAGGCTGATACTTACGTACAAAGTATTTGCTATTTGTAATCGCATTACAGCGCACAAACAAATCTTTGTCAGCAAGTAAAAACTCTAGATATAACTTTTGTAAATCTTCTGTGTACTCTTCACTCATTATTTGTTAACTTCTTCAATATATATTCCTCTCGAGTGTAGATCATTCGCCAGGCGTCACCCTTGAGTGGTACTTTACCATGCATATCCATAGTTATAGCGTATTCCCAATAACTTGTCAACCAGATAAACTTTCCGCTGTGATCACTACGAGTTGGCCACCAAGCAAAATGCTTGGTCCAATAATTGTGTAAATTAGTGTACGCACTAATATGTTTCATCTTATCTACTTGTCTCCAAAAATTTTCATCTCTTATATTATAATCATCTACAATAGGATTTTGCAAGTAGTTGTATTTTCGTGGTATTTGTCTCGGCACTATCTAATATACTCCTCACTGTGAATAATCTACCATATTTTAATGCCGCATCTGCGGCGTCTTTGCATCCTTCCCAAGGAGGAAAACTAACACTCCATCCTCTGCGAATAGCTGCATTTACTAAGTCCATGCCTGCACTATCTGCATCAGGCACAACTATAACTTTCTTTTTTAAATCGTCAATAATGTCACACTGCACATTACTAGGAGTATTACCCCCAACACTGACACCATTTATTAACAATGCGTCCATTTGCCCCTCTGTAACGATCGTATACTTATGTTTACGTTGTGTGTCCAATCCATATATAAAGTTTTTAGGCATCTGATGATAGTATTTTGGTGTAGCTTTATCTGGAGGTGTGCCCACCCAACGAGCAGTATACCCAACTACCTTATTTTTATAATAAAACGGCAGTATGATACGATTCTTAAAATGGCTTTCTGGTGTCCAACGCCATTCACTATAAAAACTCATACCACGATCTTCAACGTATTGTACTGCTTTCACAAAACTTTCCAGTTGTCCTGGATTAAGATGGTGTGTTTGTACATTTTTAAATGTATTTGAATTTTTGGGCAACTTCATACCCAGCCAATTAACTTTAGTTTTATGCTTAACTTCACTTGCTTTTATAAACTGTTGTGCTACTTGGTCTTTTTCATTCTCTTTAAGTAGCTCAAAGTTAACACGCTGTACTTGTGCAGGATCTGCACCAAATGCAACTAACAAATCGTTTAGTGTTTTGTTGATACGTTTACCAGGGCTCCAGCCTGTTGTGTAACCACAGTTAAAACAGTTGTATCGTACACGGTCTATATCAAATTCCAAACCGCCACGGCCACGAGTATCTCTACCGTGTCCACGAGTGTTACACATTGGACAATTACCACTTATCCATCCACTTGGGGACTGTTTCCAGCCACCAGGAATACTCTGGCGTACAAAATCTAAAACTATCATATATACAGTTTAACTTCTAAATAGCACTTTGTCAAGTGTTCCTTGGTTTCCTGCGTCTGCTTCGTACTTAAAACGTACCCACATAAACATTCCGTCAAAGGTAAAAGGTTCTAGTCCACTTGCATTGTCAAATGTCCAGTAATCTTCTGCATCACCTGCATTTAACTGAATGGTAAACCAATCACTTGATGCTGTTGGATTTAATTCTAGTGATCCTTCTGCATAAAATTTACCACTAAAGTTTGTGGTATACGCTACAGCGGTATTTGTACCATCACTATTCTTGTTTTGTGCTGTGCCAGTAAATGCGTCACTATATGCAGGCGATCCTGAAAAGCTATCATCTTCTTGACTTGATTTGATTTGGCTACTAGGGTTGGCTTTTACTTCTAGCACATATGTTAAACGTGCATTTTGATCACTGTATAATCCAAAAACTAGTGCATCTTGATTTGTATAAGTAATAGTAACATCATACAAAGCAGGAGACAATTTACCAAGATCGGACTCAGTTAACCGCAGTAGTACACTACCTGTATCAGGATCAACCTTAATAAGATTTTTAATAATTACAGACGACTTAGTTGTTCTGTCAACTATAGTAGCTTTAAATGTTTTGTCAGTTAAACTGACAGGTTTACGGCTGTTATCAATTACAAAGAACTCAAAGTCGTTGTTGACACCCTCATATGCTATAAGTGGCTTATGATTTTGTGCACCGTAATAAGTTGTACCTCTACGATTAGGTATAACAATTTCACTTCGTTGGTTGTAACTGTATGCTTTACTCTGATAATTCATGTTTCGGTCTCCATGACTATTTATAGTGATAAGTAATATTTAATATGACACATATACCACAAAAATATCAAAAACTCTTAGAAAACTTTCCTTTTCTGACATTAGTTTCGTACGGCGGTAACGAGTACGTTGGTATCATGCAAAATCAAGATCATCAAATGGCTAGCATGTATTGTTTTGATAATATCAAAAACGATCATGACAAAGCTGAATTTATTGAACTTGGTGAAGAATGGTGGTGGGGAACAAATAGAATGATCCCTATCAACATTATCTTCAAAACCAGATGGGAGAAATACAGACCCACCATGGTTATTTTTAGTCTTAAGGACTTTAATGTAGTGCATGGCCCAACAATTAGCCTAAGTAACATTTGCCAGAAAAGAATAAAAAGACGAAACATACAGCTAGTACGTAAAGTTAACTAGTTCGTAGTATCGCATTCTTTTGCGGATCTATTGTTCTGAGTCTTCTTGCCGTTGTTTTTTCAGCCGCATGTAATAACAAACCACGCCTAATTTCATTACTGTGATTTGGCATTGTACTGTGCATAACTTTTGGATGCCAGCATACAAAGCTACCTTTCGGTCCTTGGTGCTGTTTATAATTGTCCATAAAGAATAAATCAAACACACTTTTATCAGCATACATATTTTGATAATAATCATAAATGTATTTGTGAGAGCCAGGAACATATCCTGTTGCTCCGTTAGTTTCATCAAAATCACACAGCATTACCATAAACTGCAATCCCAATAAACCTTCTGTATACTTAAACTCTTTAAATCTATATGGTGTATCAATATGTGGACGTACAAAATTCATACCTGGATGTAGAACAATAAAGTCACACATATACCATTCCCAATTACCAGCACCAAATGCCGCATCAGCACACCTTCCCAAGTCTGGTTTAATAATGTTATCAATGAAATGGTTACCTTTTGGTTCATCAGTCCAGTAGTATGCCCAGTCAACTTCTGCAATCTCTTCTGGTTTCATATCTTTGATAGTTTCCCATCCATACCATTTCATATCTTTGGCGTGTCCACGCTCAGGTGGGTAGTTTTCTTCTGCCCACTGATTTAGTTCCTCAATACACTTGGGGTCAAATCTCGCCTCCCACTTTGTAAAACCAATGTCATTGATTTCTTGTACAAATTTCTCTTCGTCCATCTTACTATCCTATCTTGTCACATATCAAGTTAATGTGCACTACACAAGCCACTGCATAACTGATAGCATGTGCTTTTTTAAAGTAGTATTCATTACTAGTTGGCTTTAGCCAAACTTCTTGATTTATTTTTTCCCAACTTTGATTTGCTAAATGCCTCTTGGCAGGCCTTATAATTGCAAGGGTAGCAGCCAATTGTTCTACACTTGTGGGCTTCAATTGTTGCAATAGTTTATCGTGTCCTGATAGATGAAAAACTTTGTCTACGAAGTCTTTGTGCTCTAATAGTTGCCACATTGGCTCTTTATTCATTAGTTGGATAAGATGTTCGTCATCTCTTATATCTTTATATATGCTGACATTAAGTATATCTAACTTAAAGTAACCAGTTTCGTCAGCTTCTTTATGGTCTATTGTGCAGTATCCATTTAATGGATCAACTGGTACACGGTGTGTATATACACCAGTGTTGTGCTTCTTCTTTTTAATTCTTGCTGGCACATGGTGTAATAAATTAAGTGCTTTTTGTCTATCAGCAAAGTCTAAATCAATATCTGGCATGCGTTATCCTATCCAAAATAATTGCACCATAGCAATGCTGTTCATAATCACAAACCATACTGTTAGCACAATAGCAAAGCCTGCACGTCTAATCCATGTACTGATCACACCAAGTATACTGCCTACCAAGTACATAGGAATAAAAATCTTAGTTGCTGGATCCAATACTGTGTATGTTAATACTGCACTAGCACCTATTAGCATTACAGCTTCAATTAGTTCGCAGTAAAATGCAAACGGAGATAGTCTATAACTATCTTTAAAAAACTTCATTACTCCGTTATATAATTTCATCCTTGCTTTCTCCATCTATTATTTCTCTAACCCAATCTACATCATGTGGATTTTGTTCAATTTTTTTACCCCAATATCCAGCATCAACACTATTTGCTATTCTTGCAAAACATTCATCTGGCATATTACTCAATGCTCTTTGTGCACGTTTACTGCCCAATAGTATCCAGGGAGATATTTTACCACTCTCAACCCAGTCTGCAATTAAGTAACCACTTGCCATTTCCCAGAACAACTGAAAGTAAGACGTCTTACCTGCCTGTTCTACAAAACGTTCTAGTGCTCTATCCACTGTTTCTTTCTTTAAGTGATCTCTAACAAACAACATATACATGCTGTCTGTTGCCCAATCTTTGAGCTTTGCTTGTTTGCGTATTAGCCAACGTGTATATGCTTCACTGTCAATAACGTTGGAGTTTATACAATAACTGCCATACTTTACAAATGCACTAAAATACTGACTATCTACAAATTGCTGATATGTCTTGGGCTTGCTTTGCATACCCAAACGATAAAACAAATCATATGCACCAAAGCCATGTAGTGTTTCTGGAAAGTCTTTTTGTAACCAACGTCTTTTCTTTTCACAAATATGTGACATAAGTGTGCTTTCACGTTTAAAAACTTTGCCACAATAGTCACACTTCATTTTAACAACTCTTTAATTTCTTTGGGCTTCATACCTTGCTGTTCCATCATGTCTTTCCAAACACCTTTATCAGTTGTGTTCTGAATTATATCAAGCTCATCATTATTGTATTGTGGATACTGATCTGCTAGCCACGCTCCTAGTTTATTCTTTTTGTCTCTTTTGCCAGGCGGTATCCATTCATGATACTGTGACTTACCAGCACCAGCAAGTTGTAATAACTGATGCTGTAGTTGTGGATGATGCCTTAGTGTATTGAAATGTAAATTTGTAAATTCATTAACCAACATCAAATATTGTGCCGCATTGCCGCCTTTAACACTGCTTGCCCAACGCATTTGTGTCCACATACTTTTTCCCATGGTCTCAGCTTCTTCTTCAGTTAGATCAGCCCACCATGTTCTATCTCTAGTATCCAGCACCCGCATTTCATTTTTAATGTTTAGTTTATCAGTCAATTGAGATTTCTTCTTCTTCTTCATACTGTACAAATAATTTAAGTGTACGCTCATCATCCTGAAGTTGTAGCTCTACATTATTAACGTCCCATTTAGTATAAGCACGACCTTTATTGTCAATTACTTCAACTCGGGTTACTTTCGAAAAATCTATTACCATATTTCAAGTGTCCTTCCATTACCTGCTATAATAGCACAACATGTTATAATATGCAAGACAATCCAGAAAGTTCTGAATGCCAATGCACGTTTAACATCTGTTTGTGTGATAGGCAAAAACTCAGGCTTGTCTTCATCAGTAACACCAATTGGCATACCTACAGTTCTAGCCCATGTTTTTAACCAACGTCTTTGTCCGCTCATCTTACCACAAATCATCCGTGTCTAATACATCTGGTATCTTGTTTGTTTCTTTAACAAAATATGCACACTTTGGTTTTGGACCTTCTTCAAGTGGTACACATAATATATGTCCATATTTAAGTTTAGGGAAATACCATTTCATATCCTGATAGATATTTACTATCTCTACTTCTGTAAACTCTGGCATAAAGCCGTTAATTGGATTAATAATAAATGCTTTAAATCCACGATCGTTTAAACTTGTAATTGGTAATACTTCTGGATCTCCCACCATGGGATCACAGACTACCAAGTGCCAATCAAGTGGTACACTTACCGTATACTTTCCAATTTTTAATACTGCTGCTGGACAACTAAAACTTTCCAAGAATACCAGTGGTACAAATATATAATCTGCGTTGTCTTTATCACTGTAATCTAATACGCAATAGCGTATGTCTTGAATCTCATCTGGAACAAAATCTAAATCATATGCTTCATTTTCTACTGTTAATACTTTCATTTGTAATTTACCTTTTCTACCTTAAAGGGGTAGTTTGCTTCTTTATAAAATCGCTTTCGTTCAGTTAAGTGGCGTTTACTGAACTTAGCACTACTCGTTACATCCCATATTTGTACACTATCTTTGTCTTGTGCTTTACGTATTCCACGTCCAATACTTTGGATAACCCTTACAAAGGATTTGCCAGGCTCCAGGAGAACCAAGTTAAAAATACGAGGAATGTTAATACCCACGGCAGCCACACCATAGGTTGCAACGATAACCTTGTTATTTGCTTCACTAATTTCGTCATACTCTTCCTTTCGGTCTTTTGTTTTCATACTGCCGCTAATAAACACAGTGTCTCCACCAAGTCGTTCTAGTAGCCCTTCGCCTGCTTTAATACGATCTACTAGCACTAGTGTATTGCCAGTTTCTGCTAAATTTGCAATTACGTCTCCCAAGTAATCTAAACGATTTTTATCAGTTGTCAAGTATGTTAACTCACTCTGATAATTGCCGTAATTGACATCATCTTGTAACTGTAAGATATTAACATCACACTGTGCTAGTACACCCTGCTCTTGTAGTTCGCTTGCCGCCAACTGATGTACAACTTCACCTAAACTTACTTCTAAACTTAAACGTTCATGATCTGCTTTGGGTATTGTGCCTGTTAGTCCCCAACGAATAGGAACATTACGGAAAGGACCTGTAAGTAATTTCTTTAGTACATCTGCTTTGGCTTGGTGTACTTCGTCTACCATAACGCATACTACATCTTCTGCAAATTCGTCCAGTCCCCAGTCTTGCTCGCCATCACGGAAACGTTTTTCCATGATGTTTAAACTTTGCCATGTACATATAGTATGTGTTTTACCAAACTCTTTTCTATCACCAAAGTATACGCCAACATCAAGACCCAAGTTAATGTAGTCTGCTTCTGTTTGTGTTACTAAGTCTTTGTTTGGTACAATAACAATACTACGCCCATATGGTTCTATTAGATTACTAAGTGCGGCAGTCATTAATGTCTTGCCTGCACCAGTGGCAATTTCCTGAATACTTTGTGTATTGTTAATAAATTTATTAATAATATCTACTTGATAATCACGCAACACTACAGGCTCACCTGCGGCTGGATGTTTATCTGGCCATACTCGATCACTGAAATGATCTTCAGTTATTTCTGAAAACTTTAAGTCCCATGTATTGCGGTTATCTTGTAGCTCAACATCGTAATTTTGTTCCTGCAAAATAGGCAGTACATGGTTGAGAGCATTAACAAATGTATTACCGCCCATAGTAAAATACCCAACGCAACCATCCCATCTTCCTAGTTTATAGGCAGGTACATGTCTTGCATAGGGTAAAAAGAACTTTAACTTTTGTTCACATTTTCGACGAGTTTGTAAATCGAGACCTTCAACTTTACAATTAACCTCATCTTTAAGAATAATTTTACATTTCATATTAGTATAGTATACTATCTTTCCGAGGTTGTCAATGATACTTATAAAAATAAGGGCTCAGTAAGATGTCTTACCGAGCCCCCAGGTTTTGTGTAGTGGCGTGAGTGAGAGTGACGCAGACAGAGGAGGTCCACCACTACACCGTCTATATTAGGAACGCCGCATACAAGTCATTTCTACGTAGCGTTTCCATTTATCACCGTTCATCTTCTTGAGATCGGCAATCTTTAAAACCATACGCAAGCTCATTTCACGTAGCTTGTTACGGTTTTCGTGAATATAACCTAGTAAATCTTCTTGTTGAGCTTTATCAAAGTTATATTCGTTTAGCATACCGTCAGTAACGATCTGCTTACAACGCAACCATTTTTCGTGCATTGTATCCAGTGTAAGGTCCAAATAGTGACACCGTGACATAATAGCGTCTAGGTGATCTTTAATCTTACCACGTGTCTTTTCAAACTTGAGGTTAGTAATAAAGATAATTGAACCTTTAAACTCGAATTTGTCTGGAATGCCTTCGTTGTGAAGCACACGGCTTTCACTACGCCAGCTCAGGAACCGCTTTGGGCTACTGTCTAGTGCTGCTTTAAGCAAGTTAAGTGATGTCTCATCGTACAATACACTATCACAGTCATCTAGTACAAGCACACTGCCTTCGTTAGCATATTCAAATAGTAGCTTGTACAAACCAATGGCACTTGCGGCACCTTTTTCCATTCCATATTTGCGTCCAGTACCTGTGGTACCTCCGCCCATTTTGTTCATCATTTCCGCTTCATTCATTACCTTCTCTACACCGTAGGATTTACCTACACCTGGAGGACCAGTAACAACCATACCACGGACAACACCATCACATGATGCGTATGTCATATCTTCTAATACTTGAAAACGTTCACGCAAACGTTCAATTATTTGATCATCTGTTTCAGTTTTTTCTGGTGCTTCTACTTCACCATTTGACATAAACGAGAAACAACCTTTCCCTTTTACGTTAATACGAACATTACGATCTGGCATATCACTATGCTCTTTGCCACACACTGTAATATAAGGGCCGCTTGCGCCTTCCTTAAATTCTTTAGTCATTTTAAAGACTTTATCTGTTACTGGCATATTTCGGTATGTTCCGTTATGTACTATCACTTGTTGCATCGGTTCTCACTCCTCTATTAACAACTTATATATACATTTTAACATCATCGTTCAAGATGTCAAGTACTTTCTTCTACTCTTACGTAATTAATTACAGTTTCTTTGCAGTTGGAAAACTTACTAATGTCATGTTGTTTAACTTTACCAGTAAGCATAACGTTACGGCCTTCAAGCAATCCTGCAATATCAGGCTCTTTACTAAAGAAGAACTTCACAATGTTTTCATCTTTATCAACACAAGTTACCAAGTGAATACCATATTTGGCGATAAACTTTACATCACGTACATATACACCAAAACGTAGACGCTCACCACGTTTACCGATAAATTCACTTTTATCACGTAGATTGTCAAACCAATCGTCTAGGTCATCACGTTTTTTGCTAATACGCAAACTGTTGGGTAAACTAGCAATAACACTAATTCCAAAACTATTAGTTTCGTCATTACCAATTGATTTCATGACGCCATCTTCAAAACTGTTAAGTGTACCCATGAGCTTCTTTGCTACTAGTGTACCCTTAAAGTATTCACGAATTTCAGCGGCACGTTCTTTTTGCTTGTTGGTAATTTTTGGCATCTTTTCTGTGCCATTCATATAATGGAATATCGCAGTTTTATTATCTTTGGTTTCTTTACCACGATCACTGTCGTAAAAGCCAAAACCGCTTTTAATAAAACCTTGCTGATCATCAACATATACAGACAATGACAAGGCTTGCTCTACATTATAAACTGTTTCTGACTTTTTCATACTGACGACTTCCCACCAAATTTACGAATACGTTCGTTAGCTTCTTCTTGCTTCCATTCAGCAACTTTATCCCAAGCACGACAGCTGGCCCAGTTGCCACTGTTTGACATTTTTGCGATCATACGGTGAGCTTCTTTCATTGTCAGTCCTGACTGATAAAAGTAATCTTTTTTCTCACCGAAATTTCTTGCTTCAATTGCCCACATATTAGGCTCCTATGCTAAGTGGTGTTAACATTGATGCAGTAACTTTCCACTGTGTATTACTATTATTGTCTAGTACAACAACTGTCTTTTGGTTAACTTTTGTAACACGACCTGTTACTGTAGCATTACGGCGTCCTGTAAATGATACAATGTCACCTACCATAAACGAACGTGATGCTTGACGAGCAAGATATGTTTGACGCAGTTTAACTGCTGCAATAATCTGATTTAATTCATCACGGTCACTGTTTTGAATTGCTTGAATTGCTGTGTTTAACATTACCATTTTGTATTCCTCGCTTTTGTTTAACTTATGCCATTATTTTAGCAGTTCTAGAATAGTAAGTCAACAGAAAACAGAAGAAAAGTTTCTAATGTTTTCAATAGGTTATAAAATAGTTTAAATTATTTGTATTTTTTCATGCCCAACATGAGCTCTTGGATTTACATATATGTCAATATCTGCGTCTTTAGCGTCTAAACACCAAGCGACATCTTCACTACACATATCGTAATACTCGCCAACTTTCATACGTTTAGGAGCAAACCAAGGATACTTCATCTTTTCAAACACACCTTGTTTGATTAGTACCCAACCAAATCCAATGTAGTCTGCTTTAAACTCGAACTTGCGTTGTGACATCGCCTGGCCACTAATAAACTCATATGTACCGTGTTCTTGAAAGTATTCACTATCCATTTTTTCAACTACTGGAGTACTACCGCCAGGTTGTTGATACCAACCACTTGCTACATCACAATCCATGTTTACTAACTGGTCAAATTCCTGATTACTGAATACAATATCGCTATCAATCCACATCATATAATCGTATGGCTGACCACCAAATGGCTCTTGATCTGGTCCACGAGTTACATCTGCTCCTGCTACTTTACAACGAGCAAAGTTTACCATACTACTATACTGTTGACTAACAATAGCTTGACCGCCTTGTCTATTAATATGGAATACTAACTCTAATAAACTTGTCATAAACTTACCGCTGTAAGTATTACCTGGCAAGCATAGTATAATAGTTTTACCTTTAAGGCTCATAATGCACCACTGTATTGTTTGATTGTATCTCTGGTGAGAATACCATTTATCCAATTGGATGCAGCATCTTTGACATAGCTAATGTGCTTGTTTGGATATTCGATACCACCTACCCATTTATCGTTCTCATAAAATGCTACACTAAACACTTCGTCTTGTAGCATAATTACACTGAGCTTTTCTTCTTTAGTATACGATTCGATCACATTCATTTATTATTCCTCGGTTAGTGTTATTAAACATATATACGGCAAATTAGATAATGTTTCGTATGCTTCACCTGGACTAGTAATTAACTCTCCAATAACAAGCCACTGATGTGCCATAATATTAACAATTGCCTGTTCATTATATCCTTTGTCTTTAAGTATATCCGAGTGACGCATAGCATACTCTGCTTTGGCAGGATGTAATTCATTAATTTTATTAAGTTTTAACTTTGTTCCGTGTTTACGACTACGTGAAGTAAGTTCATAATCATTTGTAAACATAATAGGCATCTCAAGATTAGAGTCAAAATTTGGAATTAGATCGATGTCGGGATCTTTAGGTTTGCCATTTTCTATATTGCCAGCGTTTTGTAACGTAGTTGGAATTTCATTAAAATTTAGTATTTGGTTTACACTTGTCCCAAGTGCTCCCCACGGCAATTCAGAAGTTAACCCACAGTCTTGTGATAAGTCAATACTCATATCTAATTGCGCTTTTGGATCTGATGGTATAAGTGGTACTGTTTCCATAAACCTACGCATATCCAAATAATTAGGATCCATATCAAATTCAGTGTGCATATGACACATCATTTTTAAATGCGGTTTACGAATAGCTTTTTCCCACGCATTGATTACTTTTACAACATACGGATTATCCATATTGAGTCGCCAGCTTATTTTTTCTTTTGCTGAATCTGGATCAAGTAATTTAAGATTATATAATGATTCTATACCTTCGTGTATGTTTGGACTGTTTACGCCCCATTTTTCATCAAACTTGTCTGTTAAGCCGATGGTTAAAATTAATGATTTATCTGACATTTTTATCCCTGTTAACTGTTTTAAAGAAGCCTTCATGGCTTTGAAATGATAATATTAGTTCTTCCCACATTTGTGGACTTAATGCAATTGACTGTGGCATTGGCTTATCATCTTCAAATTGTCTAATATATACTATATCATCAAAGCTATTAATAATAAGGTCAGAGTAATTACCGTGATCGTCCATAACTGTGATCGTAATCTCATCATGTTCCATCTCTACGCTATACATCTGACCTTATACTCCTGTCCACTGTGTTCTTATTTAAGGGATTCAGGTTCATTAACTAAAATGAGTGTTTAACATTTCAATACGATCAGTTGCAGCCGCCATTTTATCAAGTTCTTCCTGAATAGCTTCTACAATGTCGCTGTGTTCGCCAATACCAACACTCTGATGCATATACAC